AGTTGCGATTGGTATTTGATAAGATATGTCGTCACCTGAGCAAGTATCCATATGATGCACTGTAGGTTCGGCATCGCCTTCATATGCTGCTGCTATGGTTTGTGATTGTATAAAGTTTACGCAGGTTGCGTTAGCGTTTTCTGGAAGCCATAAGTTGAATCCGAAGGCTAATAAAGTTGCTGTTAATATTCTGGTTAATCTTTTAATTGTCCTTTCTTCCTCCAGATTTAATAAGACTATTATAGCATTTTATTTAAAAAGAAAAGGGAGCCAGTTTCCTGACTCCCAAATCTTTTAATTTGTTAATTACTTAACAAGAGTAACCTTTGCCTTTGGATTCTTTGCGTTCCACTTCTTGGCAAGATCATTGAATGCCTTCTTCATTGCAGCGATAGCAGCAGTATTCTCTGCCTTTACCTTTGCTAGTTCAGCATCAGAAGCAACCTTTGCAGCAGCGAGTGCATCTGCAACAGCCTTATCTGCAGCAACCTTAGCGGTTACAGCATCAGCCTTCAACTTAGCAATTTCAGCAGCAGCAGTGATAGCAGCAGCATCAGCAGCAGCCTTAGCAGCAACTGCATCAGAAGCAGCCTTTGCTACAGCAGCAGCGAGTGCAGCATCTGCAGTCACCTTATCAGCAGCACGAGCAGCCTTTTCTGCAGCGAGTGCAGCGTTAGCAGTAGCAAGTGCTCCAGCAAGATCAGATACTGTTACGATTGCAGTCTGAGAAGTTGTTGCCAACTTAATTGTTGGAACAGATGTTGGGGCAACAATAGATGCTCCAACAGCAACGGTTCCAGCAGTTGCAGGAAGTGAGATCTCTGATGTGTAACGACCTGTTACAAGAGCATCAGCAGTTACTGTTCCAGCAGTTGCGCCACCAAGAGTGGTAACAGTTACTGTATCAGCAACAGCGTTGCCGAAAATATCTGCTACATCAAGAGTTGCAGTTACCTTGCCAGAAATATTTCCTGAAGCAGGGATTGACATCTTAAGATCGTATGCAGGACCTGCAACACCCTTAAGATAGATTGTTGTTGCTGCACCAGTTACAGAAATTGTAACAGCAGAAGCAGCAGTACTTGTTGTATATGCATATACAGTCGCTGTTGTTGAAGCAGGCGTTACTGTAATTGATGATGATCCAGCAGATGCATTTACTGTTGAACCAATTGCAGATACGAGGCGTGTGTTAGCACCTACTGCAGTAAATGTTACTGGTGTTCCAGCAACTACTGTAGCGGTGATAAGAAGTGCTTCGTTGTTTGTTGCAGTTGTGGTATCTGCAACGCTTACTACGTTGTCAGAAGGAACCTTTACTGTGAATGGTGAGGCTGCTGTACCAGAACCAGATACTTCAGTTGTTACGTCTACTGAAACGGTATTGGCACTTGCAGGTGTCACTACGAGTGTGCTCGATGCCAAGGCTGCAACCATGACAAGGGCGATCTTCTTAAATGAATTCATTTTTCTCCTTTTATTATTCATTTTGTTTTTATATTGTTTTTAATCTATCCAAATAGTCTTGAATCTCTTCTATTTGACTAGGTTTATATTGTATCACGTTCTCAGGGAGCGTGTCAACTCTACGAGGCTGTCCACGGAAGGTATGGATGTCTACTTCAAGGTTTTGGTCCCTTGGTGTATAGGATATCGCACCAAAGATAGAACCGCAAACTGCGTCTGCAAGGTCTTTAGATTTTTTGCGAGGGTGGTCTACCTTATCATTTTTCATAATCTTAAGTTCTGTTAATTCTTCGAACAAGAGTTCAACAGCAGGCATTACCAATCTTTGCTCATATACAAGCATTGCCATATCTTCATAATGCTTTTTTGCTACAGATACTGTCTCCGTTCTAATGCCTACCGCCTGTAATTCATTTTGAATATCAAATGACTGCCATCGGTCAAACGTGACTAGCCCTATGTTAAAACCAAGTCTACGTAAATTTTGTATCCATTGTTTTACCTCAGATAGGTTTACTGGACCCTCTACCTTTGGCTCCCACCATGCTACGGCATCAACAACAACTATAGGAGATATTTGTTCGTAATCCTTAATGACCTGAACATTTACCCATTTCTCAACGTGTGCAATTGCTACAGCACACTTGTCATGCTTTTGTGCAAGGTCAGCATGAACATAATAAACTTTATCTGGGTCTGGCTTAAAGTTTTCTTCAAATCTTCTGAATTGATCCAGAGGATTTCTAATCGTCATACAAGCACGAACCTTATCTGCTTGCTTAAAAAATGCGTCAGAGGCATAAGTAGGAACACAGGCAAAACGCATCATAGCATCTCCAAGATCTGTCATAAAAGCAATCTTAAAATCATCTATTTTACGAGTAGGATTGACTTCCCATGTCGGACGCTTGAGTGCAAACACTCCAGGATATTTATATGACTTAATGTGATCTTCATCCCAGGATATCTCAAACCAATTATCTTTATCATCTTCTGGTAACAGTGGATTAATTATAAACTTATGATTCTTTGATACAACTTCTTTGTCAGCAATTACTGCTTCATACCGCTCAGAAATAAAGTCTCCGTTATAACGTGGGAATGAAAGAAGAACCACCTTGCCAAGATCGGGGAAACGAGAGTCTACAGAACCACGGAACGCTTTATAGATATTATCAGCAGTCTTTCCTTGTTCATTTCCTGTTGCAACCTCAGAAGCAAAACCAGAAATCTCATCAAGAACTGCAAGCAAAAGATTTAAACCCTCATGAGACTCACGCTCAGAGTGTCCAGAATAAACTGTAATAGATTTATCAAAACCGATTGAGTCTACCTTTGCCTCATACTTGCCAGCAAACCAAGGCGACTTTTCAATCTTAGTTTTAAAGCCTTTAAAGAAAACATTCTTAGCCTGTTGTGCGTTAATAGCAACGTTGATAAGATCTATTGCATCTCCACTTGGTTTTCCGAAATATCTTGCAGGGTCTTTGAGACATAATAACTTATATACAATATAAGCACAAGCAACAGTAGAGGTAAAGTCCTTCCCACTGCCCTTCCCAAGTTGAAGAATAATTTCGTTCTTTGTGTATTTTTCATAATATCTTGCACCTTCCTCTTCGCCCATAATATTCTGAAGATCTTCTTTACGATAAATCTGACTCATAGCCTCAACAATGTCATATTGAATTGTCGACAGTCCTGGCTGCCCTAAATAATCTGGGGACTCAACAAAAGTTTTTGCATCTACTGGAGTTTCTTCAAAATGATTATCTTTTAATGCCTCAAGAAAATCATCAAACATCATGGACAATTGTAATCACTTCATCTTTCTTGGCAACTTCTGAAAGTCTACGCATAATCTCATCACGAATCTGTGGGTATTCTGAAGCAATGTCACGAAGGATAGCCATCAAAACATCTTGTTTCTTTTCTATCTGTAACATTTCTTCTGCCAGTTCTTTATTTTCTAACAAGCCTGCTTTCTGCAACATATCAATTCTTTTTGACTCAATATCCATAACAAGTTTAATTGCTTGTGTTTTTGCTCCAAGGTTATTTGTCAGAGATGCCTCATCAATTACCTCATAAGACTTTGCAATTAATTTATTATAATGTGTATCCGCAACTGCGAGAGCCTCTTTTGCACGAGCACGAATAGCATCATTGGCTGATGCCATTACTTTCCACTCATTTATGTGTTGAACTACACGAGTTCTTGGAATAGCAAGATCTTTTGAAATTTTTGTTGCATCATTACCTTTTAGGTATTCTCCTACAACTGTATTAATTTCGTCAAGATGCTTAATTAAATCTTCTTCAGTCGACAAGTCCGTAGTCCTCCTGATATCCTAACTCTTTTGCTTTTGCTATTTTAAGCAAAACAAGATAACCAATTAAATCATCAATATCGTTATCGCCAACATATGATGTACCACGCATTATTCTGCTTAACTTATCATCAATCCTAACATGCAACTGTTCTCTTGCGTCCGCCTTACTAAAAATACGAACAGGCTCTAATGCTGAATTTCCATATGCTATATTTTTCTTAATTAGCATGTGTGCTATTTCATGGCATGACTCCCATATTTCTTTACCAGCAGATGTGCCTGCTGTTAATAGGTATAGATCTTCACACTTAAAACGACTCATGTCATTAAATACTGGATTCAAACTCATCTCTTTGACTTCCTTAATCCAAATTTAGCAAGGTATACATAAACAGTTTCCACACTTACCCCACATTCTTTTGCTATGTCTTCTGGAGATTTTTTATCAATATGATATCTCTTTTTTAGCCATAGTTCATTTGTATATAGTTTAGCACCCATGACTACTCCTTGTCAACCCCAATAGCCTTATCCCAGTTATTTATTGACCAATGACCTATGCCACAGGCATCTGCTACATCATTATCATCAATCTTTTTACTATAAATAACATCTAATAATCTTATTGTTCTTTGTTTACGAAATTCTCTTTCATATGCTTTATACCAGGAATCTGATTTCCCTGGATTAGAAGATCTTATCTTAATTTGTTCTTCCTTGGTTAATCTTTTATTACCAAGGTAGTTCTGCCATGTTATAGGTGATACCTTTCCTATTACTTTAATTCCAGCCAATCCTGCTCCACCAAGTATGCCCCCTTGAATTAAGGCAAGATCTGCTGCAGTCTTTGGACTATTCATAAAGACAGTATGCTCAATAACAACAGCCTCTACTAAATTATAATAATCAAATAATGCTTTAGATTTTTTACAGGCATCTGTTATTTTTTCATAGATGTCTCTGCCTTCAAAAGTTATTTTGCCATAACAATCTAAATTTTTATATGAATAAATTGCAAAAGCAAGATTATTAGTGCTTGCATCTATTGAACAAATTACACCAGGAACTTTAGATGGCATGTCAAATGAGTATCTATCTGCTTCTTTTGCTTTTGTCATTTGACAATCCCTTTACTTGTTTTAGTGCTTTCTTAACATCACTTGGATTAATTACACATTTGTTGCACAGTGGTTCGTCATTATATATAGATAACTTTTCTCCACATTGCTTACAAAGCCTATTCTTTCCCTTGCGTTTTTGTCGCCTGGTCTGAATATATCTTTGTGCAATTTTTTCTTTAGTGGCTTGCTCTCTACATTTTTCTGAACAATATATCTGATAAGATATTTCTGATTCAAAAGTGTGATCGCACCATCTACAACTTTTCATCTTCTAGCAACTCCAGAGGTTTAATTTTAATTACCCCTGTCTCTGCTTCAGCGCATGCCTTTTGAATTGGACAAACCTTACAAATCTTTGAATTTGATCTATATGGTTTTTCTGGTAACTGCCTGTCTTCCCAAGACTTGCGAACTACCTTCATCCAATCAAATGCCTGGTCTACCCACCGACGGTAATGATCGTTTACTGTTACTGGCAAAGTTAATAACTGATGATTGTTTTTATTTTCATATATCATTACTCCCTTGCCAATTTTCCAAATTTTCATATACATTAACAATTGCATTAGATGAGCCTTCTTTGCTTTACCTCTCATCTTTTTGTATTCAAAGTCGTCATTTCCTACAGTTTTAATTTCACCTATAATTCTCTCACCATTATGATTTAGCATAACATCACCATAACCATCGAATGGAGGATTTTCTACTCTAGCACGGAACTCAAGTGAAGGATGTGTTTGCTTTTCATACTTTCGATCTATAGGATCCCACTCCATGTCTTCATCCAATAGCCCAGCATTTTTAATTGCTTCTTGAATTCTATTATGTCCATAAGTTCCGTTAGTTCTGTTAGCAACTCCGTATGCATCTGAATTATCATAATGTACGGCTCCATCAAAAGCCAGGTACCAATATCTTGGACATTCACCTGCACCATAGGTTAGACCAGAAGCAGAGAAGTTTTGTTTTTTAGTAAACTTTGGCTTAGTCTTAGTCATATATCCAGACTCTATTTTTTCTATAAGCCCTTCAATAAATGATGCGTCTTCTACTACAGAATGCTTTTCGGCTTCTTGATTTTTTACCATTACTTGTTTTAATAAATTTTTTGCCATTATATTCCTTTGTTTAAGTTAATTATATCAGATATCATCGAGTTATGTATTTGAGAGCAGACACAAGATTATTAATAGACTCTGCTGCTGTATAGTAAATATTTTTCTTTCCTCTGTCTGACTTGTCCACATTAGCCATCCATGTTGCCTTAAAAGCCATCTTGGCTGCTATAGCCTGTAGCCTTACTATCTCAACTGTAGCCACATTCATTGGTACATCTGGCTTTAGTATTAATTTTGCTATAAAGGTAAGAGCAGTGGTTAACTCTTCATCCTCCATATAGTCTGCTATTTCTGACAAACCATTAATCATCTCTATTGTTGTTTTATTACTATGCTGATCTGTTGTGTTCATTTTTCACCATCTGTTCTAGTAGTTCTAACTCTATTATAGCAAGTCTAGTTTTCTTACTGCCCTCGCCAAGCACCACTACAATGGCTGGGTCATTTCCATTTCTAATAGCATCCGTAGTTGCCTTTGCCCAAACATCCTGATTTAGCGTAAAAGATTTTGAGTTCTCCTTAAAATCTACCGTAAAATTTTCCCAAGTGGCATCGCCTTTCTTTGTATTTCTACCAGAATTTTTATGCTGCTTTGCACCTATTCTTTTACTCTCGCTCTTTTCACTCATACTTTTTAACCTTTTTATATCCAACTTTAAATAACTGAACTTCGGATAAATGTTTATCAGAACACATCCAAGATGCCATTCCAGTTGATGAATAGATTCTAATAGTTTTGACTTCTTTTTTACAAGACCTACAAGGAAATTTTCCTTCATAGATTGAATACTTATCCACTAATTTTAGCCTTAATCATTTCTTGTAGATCAAGATCCTCTCTTACTCTATTAACAAATCCTTCTCTACCTTGCACCTTAGAGCCATCTGGCAACAAATACCACGCTCCTGTACGTTCTACAATTCCAACTAATTCAGCAGTGTCAACAAGATCAGCGACCCCATCAATGCCCAGGTTATCGCCTCTAAAATAGAAATCATATTCACCAGACTGAAAAGCAGCACTGGTTTTAGAAAACTGTAGTTCCCATCTAACCTTTCTACCAACCTTTTCTTCAATAGCCTTGTCACCAACATATATTTTTCCTTTCAATGCTTGATTATCTGATTCAGACGAAAACAACTTAACAACAGTAGAAGAATAAAATTTAGTAGCCTGTCCACCTGTTGGTTGTTGGCTTGTGTACATTGCGTTAATATTATTTCTAGATTGTGATATTAGAATTAATAGTGTTGGCTTTACTTTGTTATTTGCATAATTAAGCATCTTCCAAGCGTTGCTAAAATCTCGTGACTCTGCGCCAATCTGTTTTGTATTTTCTAGTTGTTTTAATTCTGTAGAATCTTTTTCAAAATAAATAGCAGGCAATAAAGATGTAATAGAATCAACAACAATAATATCTACACCAGCCTCTATAAGATTAACACCTACGTCTACCATTTCATTAATAGTTCTGGCTTGAGAGACAATCAACTTTGATGTATCTACTCCTAATTTTTCTGCCCATGTTTTATCATATGACATTTCAGCGTCGATCCAAGCACAAATTTTTCCTTCTGCCTGCGCTAATGCAATTGTCTGCAAGCATAAAGATGACTTAGCAGATGACTTTGATCCCCAAATTAATACCTGACGACCATAAGGCAACCCACCATTTAGAGCACGATTAAGTCCGTAACTTGGTGTTGCTGCGTATTCAGTCTTTGGCACCTCATCTCCTACCAAGATATTCTTTCTTAACTTAGGATTAAGTTGTGCTAATACATCTTCAACGCTAACCGACATTTACATCCTCCAATATTACGGTTCCATCTTTGGTTTTACCAAACTCAAATTTATATGCATGGCCTTCTTCAATTTTCATATATGCTTTTGCAAAGGCTGTTGGAAATACAGTTACAGAATGCAGTTCTCTTGACGTATCTGCTAAAGTTAAAGATGCCATCTTTTTCCCTGCTTTCGTTATCCTTGGTTTAAATGATACCACAAATAACTCTTCATCCTTATAAGGCAACATCCTGTAATTTAAAAACTTAACTAATGCTGCATCAGAATTTTTAATTTCATCTACAGGAACAGCAGACACAATTCTATTATCAGAACAGAGTGCAATATAACTTCGTCCAGCCTCAATTGTAGTTTGTTCTTCATCAAACACTCCTATACTTCCAGTTTTATCTAATATTTCTACACGACTCCAACCCTTACCACGCTTTATACCCTTTACCATTCCCATAAGAATGAAGGATCCTTTTTCCTCAAAGTCTTCTACTGGATTAATAAAAGCATGAAAGTGTGATGGAACTGTTTGAGTAAATTCAGGCAATCCTAAATACTCATAAAGATTTTCACGAATCTCATTATCATTTCTTGGATTATCTGGAAATGTAGCAGCACCAATAATTCTTAGTGCTTCTAATGCTCTGCTGTTGACTCCATTACCTTTCGTAAATGTAAAGGTTTTAACTTCTTCGAAAGACTTAAAAGGTCGTGCCGATATATATCGTTCTGCAATCTTATCAGAGATAAACTTGATCCCCGACAATCCAAACCGAATACCCTTACCCTCAATTTTAAAATCAATATCCGAATCGTTAATATGAGGTAGTTTAATGCTAATACCCATTCTCTTCGCTTCAATAAGATATTCAGTTCTCGCATCTTTGTCCCTTTCATTTTTAAGTAGTGAGTACATAAACTCAATTGGATAGTGATACTTTAGCCATGCCGTCCAATACGAGAGCGTAGAATAAGCAACCGCATGAGACTTGTTGAACGAATAACCCGCATGCGCCTCAAAGTCATGCCATAAATCACGAGCCTGATTAGGACTAATAAACTTAGAAGCACCATCAACAAAACGATCACGAAACGCATCAAACTCTCTAGCATCTTTCTTTTTACCAATGATCTTACGAACCTTATCAGCCTCAGACCAAGACATACCTCCAAGTTGAACACAGGCCTGCATGACCTGCTCTTGGTATAGGATACACCCATATGTTTCTTCTGTGAATGGTTTCATTGTTTGATGTAAATAATTTACTGCTTGTCTACCGTGCTTTCTTTCAATATAGTCTTTTCCAATCGTATTCATTGCACCTGGACGTACAAGAGCATTTGAAGCAGACAATTCTGCTAGATTTTTTACACCCATCTTTATAAGAAGATTTGTATATGGGGTTGCTTCACACTGAAACACACCTTTGGTGTAGCCTTCAGAAAGCATCTGGTATACCTTTTGATCACCCATATCTATCTTAAGTAAATCAATATCTGTGCCTTCTCGCTCTTTAATTATCTTAATTGTGTCATTAATAACACTTAGTGTTTTAAGTCCGAGTGCGTCGATCTTGATGAGGCCAATTTTTTCAGCCTCTTCCATGTCAACTGCCACAACAGGAATGCGCTCATCAGAACCAGGGGAATTACGTGTCTCCATCGGTGCGTACCTAAAAATAGGATTTTTGCTAGTGACAACACCAGCAGCGTGAATACCAGTACCTCTAATACGACCACGAAGTTGTTCTCCATATTGCTCCACCTCTGGATATTTCTCTCTAAACCATGCAGTAGTTTTTGATGTGCAGTACTCATCCCAAGTATCCACTAACTTCAAAACTTTATTAACATCTACTAACGGAATATTTAATGCACGAGCAACATCTCGCACAACACCCTTATCTTTAAATTCTAGAAATGTTGCAATAGATGCAACATGTTTATACTGCCTAACGAGATAATCTTTAACTTCATCACGACGAGAATCTTGAATGTCTGTATCAATATCTGGAAAGTCATTACGCTCAGGATTAATAAAGCGGAAAAATAAAAGCCCATGCTTTAATGGATCTATGTCTGTAATTCCAAGGGCATAACAAAGCAATGATCCAGCAGAAGAACCACGACCTGGACCTACCATGATTCCTTCTTTCTTTGCCCAGGAAATCATACTCTGAACAACAAGGAAATATGGACCAAACTTTTTATCCTGAATAACAGTTAACTCTTCTTCAAGCCTATCAAGATATTCTTGATTTTTATCGAGACCTTTTTCTGCCAAACCAGTCATAGCCAATTCTTTTAATTGTTTGTCTGGATTCTTATATTGAACTGGAAGTAGATTAAGGTTATCCTGAATATCATAGTCTTCAATCTTATTAGCAAGATCTATAGTATTTTCATAAATATCTGTTCTCCATACCGCCTGCTTTTCCATAGCAGCCTGAATCTCTTCATATGAAAGAAGATGAATATCAAACTTATTAAATGACATCTGTCTATCTGCACCGTATAAATAATCTAAACGCTTCATAAGGTCGCCTTGTTTTTTTGACTTCTCGTATGTAGCATCCTTTTGAATCTTATTAGAATACGTATTTAAGATTAACTTTAACTCTTGTATTTCTTTTTGTGAAGAATCTACATGGTGGCAATCTGGGGTTACAATTGGCTTAACCTTAAACTCATCAGCAAGCATCAATATTGTTCTATTGATTGACTCATCATTGTGTGGCATAACCTCTAGATAATAGTCATCACCAAACTGTTCTTTAAACCACTTAATATATTTCTTTGCCATACCAAGTTCACCAAGTTCAATTGACTTAGCAATAATACCGCTTGGGCATGCAGAAGAAACTATGATTCCTTCTTTATATTTTGCAAGAACTTCAAAGTCAATTCTTGGCTTTTTATAATATCCTTCTGTCCACGCAATCTCATTTAATTTATTTAAATTTTCTAAACCAACCTTGTTCTTGGCTAGAAGAATTATATGATTATAAACCATGTCTAGTGGAGTAGTGCGATCTGCTTTATCTCTTTGGTCAAAGCGATCTTCACACATATAACCTTCTATGCCAAGAATAGGCTTGATACCACTTGCTTTAGCAACACGATACATTTCTCTGTGGCCAGAAAGGGAGCCATGGTCTGTAATCGCAATCGCAGGCATACCCAGTTTGCTTGCTCGATCTACATATTCAGATGGCAACCCAATACCATCGAATAAAGAGAAGTGGGTATGTAAGTGTAGTGGTACGTAATTCATCTATTACCAGTCGATATTCGTCGCTGATGTAGATGAAGGAGAGTCAAAGCCAAGATAGAATGCTTCTTGTTCCGCATATGGAACACGACGCAATGCTTTCTCTAGTGCATATGGCTCAATACCTTCCCAATTAAACGGTTCCTTATCTGGAGCCGAAGGAATCAAAGTGTAAGATGTTTCAGTTCCCTGACCATTACGCTTTAACTTCCATGTTAGATTTGAGATGCTTCCTGTTTCAAGCGCATACTCACGAATAGTATTAAACGATGACTGCTTACTAATACCCATTGACCAAATTGCAACATAAGGCTTATCTTCGATGCCATCATCTACCAAAACATTGCAATAGAAACGTAGACGACCACGCCATCCACTGTTACCCTTTGGATCCTTGCGGTACATTTCTTCAGCCCAGTCACGGCCTTCTGTGTCCATAGTATCTACAGCCTTACGCTTATAGTCTTTTGGATTTGTGTGTTCCTTGACGACAAACGCTAAACCACGCTTTTCGCTATAGTTTGCAGAGTCTTCGTCTAGTTCTTCAATAAAACGAATCTTAACTGCCTGTCCATCAGCCAACTTAAGCCAACGAACCTTTGGGCCGTTCTCATCTGTCTTCTTATCAAGTAAAGCATTTATATTCTTTAGTCCTACTATTTTATTCATTATTTCTCCTTGTTTTTTCTATTTTAGCATAGACAGTATTGATTTGTCAAACTGATACTCTAGTTTCTTTATTGACGTATCGTCCATATCGCCTATATCTTTATATTGTTTATCTAAGTTAATTACAGTAACATTTCCGTCTAATCTTTCGATTATTCGTTCTTTCATGTTACCGCCTGCCTCATCGTTATCAGCAATAATTATTATATCACTAAAGTACCTTTGAAGCAAATCTATTTGTTTGGAAGACACATTGGCGCCAAGGGTGGCGACTGCTGGAAATCCAACTTGATCTAATCTGATTACATCAAAAGAAGATTCAACCACATAAACCTTTGATGCTGTTTTAACTTTATTTAAATTAAATAATACCTTTGATTTAGGAAGTTTGGGGGTATTCTTAAAATCTTTTCCTTCAATAGACCTACCGACAAATCCAACACATAAGCCTTCATTGTTATGCACTGGTATACAAACCATGTCTTGGGTTTCAGAATATCCAAGTTTAAATTTTATTACAGACTCTTTTGTAATCTTTCTCTTAATGAAATATTCTTTTGCTCGTTCTGATGACAATGCCTGTTCATGTAGCCTTTGGACTACAGATATATCGAACTCTGTCCATTCTTCTTTTTCTACTAACTTAGAATTAACTTCAGATAAAATATCTGTTTCAACTTCCTTGCTTTTGATAAATCTAACAGACTCAAAGTATGTTCTATTTGAAAAATGCATGACCAACTCTATTAAGTCTGCAGTCTTTCCACAAGAAAAACAAAAGAATAGTCCTGTATATTTATTTATTTCTCCAGCAGGTGTTCTATGATTAGAATGAAATGGACAAAATACTATGTATTCGGACTCTGCTTCTTTTTCTACAGTTACGCCAGATCCTGAGAGTACTCTTTTAACTTGGCTGGCTGTGTATAAATTGGTCTGGTTCCGTCTATCCCTAATATCCATTCTACCTTTTTTCTCCCAACATATATTCCATATACGCTTAATGCAAACTCAAAATAGTTTTTTTGTTCATTATATGATAGTGTAAACTCTGGGTTAATGTCAAATCTTGGGGCATACCCAGATAATCGCATCTCTGATACGAGTAATCTGATGTAGTCTTGCTGCAATCTGTATATGGCTGAATCATCTACTATGATCCCATCCAGACCAAATCGCTTTATAGCCCTGTGTGGAAATGTCTCCATGGAGCATATTATACTGACTTATCTTCATAATCCTTATACCTATAGTATCCCTTGTCAAAATCGGCTTGAACTAAGAATTCTCCCATAAAACCATTACGGTTCTTGCGAAATACGCATTCAATAATATCGCTATTATTTCCTCTACCCAGCGCAAGCACCCAGTCTGCATCATAAGCAATCTGCCTTGACCATGCAGTTTGACCAAGGGTTGGCACGGTTTCAAGTTTAGTAACGTCATCAGGTGTAGCAGATGAAATAGCAATAATTGGTACCTCTTCTGCAATAGCCATAAGTTTGAGTTCACGAGACAAATTCTTCATACGAATAGTTTCATTATCTGACTTTTGATTAGGAGACATCAATTGTAAATAGTCAACAATAACAAAGTCTGGTTTATATTGATCAATCTTTCCTCGTAGCACTAATGGAGTAATATCTCCCCCAGTATCGTTAGAGATAATATGAAACTCTGGCTTTCCAGTAACATGCTTTGTATGCCAAGACTTAAGCATATCCATCTCAACCTGACCAGCACTTAACTTTCTATGAGACCAAACGCCCTCTCCCATAATTGCAAATACACGATTACGAACTTCTACCTCAGACATTTCAAGGCTTATGATCATTGGGCTACGACCCTGTTTCCAGGCCTGTACAGCGAAATAGAGAGACAACCACGACTTTCCTATGCCTGGATATGCAAGGAAGACTCCTAACTGCCCTGGCATGATTCCAGAAGGAAGGTAGTTATCAAATCCTGGAAGGCCAGTCTTAATTCCTAATGCACCAGCCTCTTGTTGTTTCTTAAGATTTTCAAAGTATGCAACAGCAGAGTCTAAGTCTGTTACATCAATATCACGAATGGCTGCTGTATTTTTTCTAAGTTCTGCAGTTTTTGTAATTAAAGATTCTAGCGCATCTAGTCCCTGTCCACCCTGAACATCTGTTGCTGCAGATCTAATAATATCTTTTAAACTATTTGTTAAATATTCTGCCTGCAACTCTTCAAGGTGATGCTTGGTTGCGCCAACACCGCTTATGGGTTCAAAGTCTCTAAACTTTTCTACAACTAATTCTGTTGGTGGAACGGTAGCATTTGCTTCATAATATTTTCTGATAAACTGCCAAACATCTACATGCGTTGTTAGAATATTTTCTATATTAGCCTGGAGCAAAACATGCGCTTGCTTATCTTGTAGCACGGCTGAGATTAGTTTTGACTCTGTATTATTCACTCAACCACTCCTTAGCCTTTTTTCTACGTTCTGCTCGTTCTTTTATATCTTTAGCATACTGTTCTTTTGCTTCCAGTATATCATGTGCCACATAAGCAAAATGATTCCATGTGGGGTTTTCTGTTACATCAAAATAATATTCTAATAAGTCATAGCAAACTTCAATAGTGTATGACTCTATAAGGGCATCAGCAGACCACTGCTCAATCCACTTATTATACTGTGGCTTCTGTCCTAGTTTAAACTTATAGTGTTTATCAAACCTACTCAACAGAGCCAGTCGCTTCTGTTTGTCTGTCACACTAATTTCTTTCTTCTAGTTCAACCTTTGCTTCTGAGATTTTTGCTGCTAGTTTATCTTCAACAAACTTATACACACGCTCAAATGCTTGATCTGTATTCTCAGCATCACGCTTTGAGTCTACAACACCAAGATCTATCCTTAGTGACTGAAAGTTTCCAAGATTTAATGTGTATCCAAGTGTTACTGATACTTTAGTGTCTTCCATTTCATACCCTTCTATTATATTGATTCTGACCAAATTGGTATAAATCTACCATCTTCAGTCTTCGTATATGTAAGTATACCATCTCCCATTCGTCTCGTCAACTCAGCCTTTGTGGGAGTAATATCGTTTGTTATTAAATTATCTTTTCTTGGCCTACCAATATGATACGTAGCCAGTATATCACGTATCTCTTTTACTTGCGACTCAGCGTAGTATGATCTTACTTGCCATCCACGTGCCCCGCCTTTTTGAGATCCAGTAGGGAATGGAATAACACCACGCTTCATTAGTGAAGGCATATACTTTTTATGTCTATTAACAAGATCAGCAGTTTCTCCTACAGTATATGCTCGTTCTCTTTTAGTTTTAAAATCACTAATCAAACAACTTTCTAATCTATCTTTTGTTATATTATATATTGACATAATGCCATTAGATCTGTTATAATGCACAATCCTAACAAGGTCATTATTTAAAAACCATACCTTTTTATTTCCTGGTATTACAGGAGCGACATTGTATTCTTCGCTCGTTCTATTTCCTTTGCGAGTAGCCATCTACCTTCCTCCGAATCAGACGGCGGATGAAAAAACTTTCTTGATCCACACATTAAACAATAAATTTCTAAATGAGAAACAGAGTTGTAAATTCTGTCTATCATCATTTTTCTTGAACATTTTTTGCATGTTATCATTAATTAGGTATACCAACAATAATTAAATTAACACCTATGGAGACCTCTCCAGGTGAGTTGAAGTTAACTACTCCATCTACTCTTGATGTCGTAGGCTCTTTTAAAACAACTGTTACATTTTTACCAGCCTCTGTTGCACCTATATTAATTGGTGTGGCAGTAACAATTGGTGGATATTTAAATTCTGGTTTAAATTGATAAGAAAAAGATTGCTGACTTCCTACGCTTTGATTGCTGCTTTTAACAACATCAACGTATCCCGCAATTATTCTTGTCTCTGATATTTTTGCACTTTGTGACTGAAATTTTGGAACATCTACTGTAACATATTTATATATAGCAGGTGAAACTTGAACAGATAAATCATTGATAGCACGAACTATTTGATCTATATAAGATACATCTATTGGTTGCCCTGGTTCTGGTGATGGTATTTTTGCCATTATTCCTCCTGTCTAATTATATCAGACTACCCTCGTTTTCAAATAATGTTGCAGACACAAATCTTTGTAGTGGTATAGTCTTGACCTGAACCGCAACCTTAACGTATGTTTTTGATGTAGGATACACGATAGAATAATTAGTGCTTGTTGTTGCAGCATAATACTGCCAATCTGGATCGCCGTTTTCGTCTAAATCATTATTCCACCAAACATAGATATGGTATTCTGAAACATTGTTTTGTGGTTGCCAAACTAGGTTTATAATTTTATCATTTGTGTTTACTATCATGCTGTTTAAAATTTCTTGTGCTGTATCTTGAGCGTTAATCTTGTATGCTGGAGACCAATGTGATGTTCTATTTTTATCCTCTGATATAAATCTATATCTTAGTATATATTTATTTATCTCTAATAAATCACCATTTTCGTCTATAAATTTTTTGCCTAAAAATCCTGGAAGTTCAGACTTTGGAATTATAATCTTTTTTATACCTTGATCTGGCGTACTCATTATTGCACATCCATGGCAAACCTAAATTCAATATAATTACTTGTATTTGCTGCCTTAACAATAGTTTCTGCATTTGTATTTTTTAATACAGTATAGCCAGTAAGTCCATATATTGGATTAGTGGTTGATACATTTTCAAATCTTACTGCGTCTAAGCCTACATAAAAATCTTCAGAAGGCGATCCATTTTTTATTACGGAAGAATATATTTTAATAATACTTACATTGTTCCATGTAAAACCAGTGCTCTTATATAATTCTTGTAATTGTTTTGTAATTACATAATATCTTTGATTTGCAAAATCATAATCATCATCAGACATTACAATTTCAAATCTAGCCCATTCTCCAACACCAGCAGTATCGCTTTCTCCAAACTCTAATAATATTCTTACCTCATCTGGGACAATAGATGGATCTGGATCTTTATTGATAATACTAAATGCTAGTTTAATTTCATCGGTAGGAGCATTTTGATTAAAATCTAATGCTGTTCCTAGTAAGTGTATGTGATTTGATCCAGCATTAATAGATAGATGTTCTCCAGATAATTCTAAGTCTGAAATATCTCCTCTAAGCATAACTATATTATTATAAAACCTTGCTCTTTCATATCTTGAAATTCTGTCTGTATTAGTAAATAATCTATTGTCAGAGTTAGTCTGAAATGCTTCATAGGTTTGATTAATAACGTTATCTTGATTAATGCCGTCCAGTGGTTCGTAAACTACTGGCAATTCTGTTGCAGATGTTTGATTATGATATTCCCAGTTTTCGTTTACAGTAAAAGCAAAAAGGGATCTGCTGTCGTATGCTCCAGCCGATGGATTGGCGCCTGCAGAATATATTCCTACTTCTGAAATTTCATATCTTTCGTCTGTAGGAAGTTCTGCTGTTAAAACAATCTTATTTACTCCGCCTTCATT